TACCGATGCCGTTAAAGCACTCGGCAATTTTGACCATCTAACACTTGGTATCAATAGCGGCGGCGGTGATGTCTTTACAGGCATAGGAATATATAACTTTCTTAAGTCGCTAAAGGCAAATATTACCGTTCGTATTCACGGTTTAGCTGCGTCAATAGCCTCTGTGATTGCCCTCGCTGGCGACGAAATCGAGATGCCGGAAAGTGCATTTTTTATGATTCATGATCCATCAGCATTGGTTATCGGCGGTGCTGGCGAAATGGAGAAAATGGCCGATACCCTTCGCAATGTTAAGAACACACTTGCTGATATATACGTATCACATACTGGCATTGCAAAAACTGAAATTGAAGAAATGATGGCGCAAGAGACTTGGTTAAACGGTAAGGAAGCCGTAGCCAAGGGTTTTGCCACCAAACTTATTGCGGCACCGGCGATAGCTGCAAATGTAAACTTATCGTCATTCAATCGCGTCCCGGCTGAAGTCCGTAGGACGTTTAAAAATACAGTCGGAACTGAGGAGAATACACATATGAGTGAAATTAATAAGCCGGACGCGAACGCTCCGGATCGCACTACCCTGATCGATGAGCTTGCCGGTCCTGCCGTCAAGGCAAAGACTGAGCCCAAGATTGATAACCGCGCAGAGATCGAGCGGGAAGCCTCTCGCATCGCCGAAGATCGTGTAAAGGCAATCACTGCAGCGTATCGCGCCGGTCGCGACCTGGGCCTTGAGAACGAGTGCCAGCGCCTACTTGACGATGGCATCCCCGCTGCTGAGGTGCCTGACTTACTGATCCGGGTTTTTGCCACGCGCAATCAGCGCAATGCCGCTACCGCCCGCCTAATCCCAAGTGGTGTAACCGTAGGCTTTTCAAACGATGATCCCGAAGTTGTACGTGATCGCATGTCTGATGCAATAGCTGCCAGCATTCTGCCAAACTTCAAGGCTTGTGATGCTTCACGTGAGTATCGGAACTTCCGGCCGCAAGATTTCATGCGGAATCTATTGGACCGCAAGGGGCATGATACTCGCCACATGACACGTAGCGCCATTGTTGATGCTGCATTGCATACCACCAGCGACTTTCCGAACCTACTTGGTGCGTCAGCTAACAAGATCTTCATGGGCAGTTACGAGTCCGCCCCTGCCACCTTCCGGGCAATTGCTGGTAGGATTGATCTAGCCAACTTCCAGGCACACAATATGTTGCGTGATGGTGATTTCCCATCACTAGCTAAGGTTCTTGAAAGCGGCGAGTTTACCCACGGCAGCATGAGCGAGTCCAAGGAAGTCGCGCAGCTTGCTACCCATGGTCGGACATTCTCCATCAGCCGGCAAAGCCTGATGAACGATACCCTCGGGGTTTTCGGGCGGATCGTTCAGAAGATTGGCGTTGCTACTGCCCGCTTCGAGAATGAGCAGGTGTGGGGTGTTGTTACTGCTAATGCTGTCCTTTCCGATGGAAAAGCATTATTCCAGACTGCCGATCACAAAAACCTTGCAAGCGCTGGTGCCGTTATTGATGCAACCACTCTCGGTGCCGGCCGGGCAGCAATGCGGACACAGAAGAGCTTAGATGGCAAGAGCATCAATGCTTCTCCTGCGTTCCTTGCAGTTCCCGCCGCTAAGGAGACAATTGCAGAACAGGTACTTTACCCAACAACTGTAGTTACCTCTGCCGCTGCGATTGCAACTCCAAGCATGCGCAGTCTCACCCTTGTGGTTGAGCCGTTGCTAGATGCAAATAGCACCCTATCATGGTACCTATTTGCGGATCCAAATGTAGGCGCTAGCATTGTTTACGGTTATCTAGAAGGTGAAACTGTACCACGTGTTCGTGTCAATGATCCGTTCAATGTAGATGGTATTGAATTCCAGGTTCGCTTGGACTTCCATGCGTCTGCAGTTGATTACCGGTTCTGCTACAAGAATCCTGGCGCCTAATATAACGTAAAGAAAAGGAGAAAATAATATGGCTACTAATTTTGTTCAGGAAGGTGGTACAATTAGCTGGACCAACGGCACAGGTAGTGCTGTTGTGTCCGGTCAGGTTGTTGCTATTGGTAACATCCTAGGTGTTGCTGCCGTCGATATCGCCAATGGGGCTGTTGGTACAGTCTATGTCGAGGGTGTGTTTACCTGCCCAAAGGCAGACGGTGCAACTACTCATGACTTTGCGCAGGGTGCTGCTGTCTATTGGGACGCCAGCGTTGGTAAGTTCGAGAAAGTGGGCACAGGAACTTTGGCCACAGGGGATGTCTCTGGTGCCGCTGTTGCTTGGGAAGCTGCTGCCTCGACTGCTACGGTCGCAAAAATCAAGATTAATCAGAACGTTGGTTCTGTAACCTAATAACCGTCCAATCGCGTGCTGATAGAGATGTATAGTCTCATCAGCACGTGGTTGGGAATTTATTTTAAAGGGAGAATACTTTGGCATCATTTAACAAGTTCCAGGATTTTGTTGAGCAGCTTTGCAAGGGCGTTCACAGCTTCTCTACACATTCATTTAAAGTGTATCTGTCAAACACAGCACCGAACGCGGCTACTCATGCAGTAAAGACTGATCTTGCCGAAATCTCCTCTGGCAATGGCTATACCGCTGGTGGAAACGCAACAACTGTAGGCATTACCGAGACTGGCGGCACAGCAACTGTAACGGCGACTGATCCTGCGGTTTGGACTGCATCAGGCGGCACTATCGGACCATTTAGGTATGCTGTGCTGTACAACGATACGCCTACATCCCCCGCCGATCCGCTTATTGCATGGTGGGACTATGGTTCTGCTGTAACCCTGCAAGTTGGTGAGACCTTTACTGTGGACTTTGGCGCCAGCCTATTCACTGTAGCCTAACACCTTCTAATATATGGCTATTTCCGCTGTTTCGGTCGGTGCCTTAACGGTTGCCGGTCCGACAACAGCCGCGACACCAGCCCTACCGGGTAGCTACTCAGCCGGCGACTTTCTGGTTTGCTTCTCTTGGGCTCGCGCCACGGGCAGCGCATCTATGTCACCCGGTACCGGCTGGACGCAATACGTTGCTGGGTCGAGCGGTAACTTCAAGGCGCTGGTTAGCTATAGAGTCGCTACAGGATCGGACTCGTCACCGACGATCACGCCGTCGGGCATGTCGGGGCTACAGAAGACGATGCACCGCGTCATCGCCTTCAGCGGCGTTGATACGACGTCGCCGTGGGGCGGCAGCAGTACCTGGACGCAGAATTCGGCAGCCGAGGACATCGGCCCGGTGCCTGCGGCAACCGCTTCGGCTGCTGCCGGCGCTGTGCTGGTCATGGGATGCCGCTTGGATTCCTCTTGGACCAGCGTAGCGACGTTGACAGGAGATAGCCTCACCTGGTCCGAGTTGATCGAGGATACCGATAACACGATCGGTAACCCTCTCGCTGTAGTCCTGGACTTCGCACCTTGGACCGGCGGCGCACCTACCCTAACAAGCAAAACGTTTGACGTTACCGGCGGGACGAACTCGGTTGGCGCTGGATGGATGCTGCTGCTGAACGCAGCACCAAACGCTTACAATCTAACCGCCGATAGTTCCTCCTGTGATGTGACCGGGCAGACTGCAGGATTGTTGGCCGGACGCCGCATCCCGGCAGATGCCGACAGCTTTGCCGTTGCAGGAACAGCAGCATCGCTTTTGCGGGGGTTCCTGGTCTCGGCCGATGCGGGGACCTTCGGTGCGACTGGCCAGCCGTCCGGTGTGCTTGCAGGTCGCTTATTGCCTGGAACAGCGGGCAGCTTCTCGATTTCGGGGCAAGCTGCTGGCGTACTTCGAGGCTACATCGTTTCGGCTGATGGGGGCACATATGTCATCGTCGGTCAGGATGCAGGACTCGACCACGGCATCATCCCTGGTGGGAGTACGCTTGATGCTGCAGGGGGCACCATCGTCTATGGCGGTACCGACGCGGGACTGCGCTATGGCCGGGTGTTGCCTGCGTTAGGTGCGTCATTCGGGCTCTCTGGGATGGATGCGGGTTTCTTCATCGGGCGGGTCCTGCCGGCAGTTGGTGGGGTATTTGCACTCTCGGGTGCGGATGCATCACTCGTGTATAGCACGCCTAATAGGACGCTTACCGCCGATGGCGGCAGCTATGCTCTCGTGGGCCAGCCCGCCGCGCTACGTCGGGGCTTGGCGCTTGTCGCAGCGGCGGGCGGGTATGCCTATGGCGGGGCCGATGTGGGATTTGCTCGACATTATGTGCTGCAGGTCGGAGGCTCGGAATATTTTCTCATTGGTTCTGCGGCGGCACTAAATTGGATCACAGGGTTGACTCCGGGGAGCCGGCCAGTCGTCTACGTGCTTCGTCGGGAAGTGGGCCGAGTTGATCCCGTAGCGATGTCAACGGTACCGCGGCAACCGCAATATATAGTTTCGATAGGATAGGATATAAATGGCAGCACTTGTGAATGGATCCGATATTACGATTGAAGAAAAGCATCCTTCTGAGCGTATACGCTTGGTATTAGACTGGACTGATTTTGCAGAAGGCGCAACGATCGTTGACTCAACATGGGTAGATGCTACGTCGGCAACATCTGAGCTTGTCATTTCCGGTGCGCAAGTCAATGACTACAAGACAAGTGCCCTCGTAGCTGAAGGCGTTATGGGATCAGCATATATAGAAAACCACGTTACATTTTCTGATGGTAGAATTGCTGTCAGAACATTTGAAATTATTGTTGCTACCAAGGTACCCGCATGAATACAGATGCATTAGCCTCTCTCTCCTGTGCTGCTGTGATGGGGGTTCTTGGGGATACGGCAACATATCATCCGATTGTCGGGCAGGTTAGAACAGTTCGTGTGTTTTTGCGACGCCCTGAACGTGTCATTCCTGGATTTGCTGACACAAGACAAGTCAACGATGGTCGCGTTATTGAAATAGAACGTGCTGCATTATCAGTTAATCCACAACCCGGCGACAAAATCACTGTTGCGGGCGGTGAATATAAAGTTCGTTCCTCTAAGCCTACGTCTTCACAAGTTGTTTGGGAATTAGACTGTGTCGCAATTAAAACTAGCCATTAGTGGCGACCTGCAGGAATACACTGCGACACTGGCGAAAGCTGTTGAGGCTGGCTGCAACCGAGCGATCCGGCGGGTAACGTTCGGGCTGCGATCTAACCTACGTGGCCGTGTC